GGGTTGATTTGACAAATACGCCTATCATCGGTTATACGCTACGATTGAACCGCTTGTTAATGTAATGCTTGAAATGTAGTTTCCGCTTTCAACAGAGATGTAGATGCCGCTTCTCAAAGTTACTCCGCTTAAACCCAAAGCCGATAGAAGGCTTGAGCCGTCTTCGTCAAGGATAGCCGATACAACTGCATCATCGTTGACAATAAAGCCTCTGAAAACGCCTGTATTGGCACTTGTGTTTGAAATAACTTTGCAGCCTGTGTATCCTGCTGAAAAGGATGTTGATGTACTACTCATAAATTTTTTCGTTTAATGTGGGGGTATATACTGTTTGTGTTGTTGCTGAATCAATAACCTTGAGAATGCCCTGCTCAACTAACTCATCTGCATTGTCTGGGTCGGTGTTGGTAGGTGATGTCTGTGCAAATACTCTGTACATAAATTCTCCAGAGTCAACGTCAAAGGTAGTTCCTTCTGTGACTGAGAACTTATTGTATCGCTCAGTATATGCTGACACATCTGAGGCTATGAAATTGGTTGTGTTGTTTGTCTGGCGTTGTGTGATGCTAAACAAATAGGTAGGGTCAGAGATAGTCGTTTTCTCTGTCAGTGTTAAATACCAGAATTTTGTTTCCGCCTTTGTGATACTAAGCATCTATATGTATATAGCAAAATCAAAAAATTGGCAAAACAAAAAGGGCGACCCGAAAGCCGCCCCCCAATTCAAAACTATGAAACGCTTATATTCCTAATTCAGTGATAACGCCTGACCCTACCAATACTGGAGAGTCTGCCTCAATTGCAGAGAGTGTCACGTTGTATCCAACATTGTCACCCATTGCAGTTCCTGTCTCTGATGTCATAGCAGTCACGTCACATCCGTACTCATTACCAACAAGCCAGTAGTTGTCAGTATTGTCTTTCACGATGCAATAAACACGACCAGCGGCAAGTAGTGCCAACTCGTTGCGCTTAGCCTTTGACAACTTTCTCAAACGGAAGACAACGTCTGCCTGATTGAAAGTAGTTCCATTCTCCTGCGATACGTTAGTAGTCACAGTCAATGAACCTGTTGCCTTTGGCAATTCATATGTGAAAGTGCTGCCAGATGTGGCAGTAGTAGCAGTTGCTTCACCACTTGCAATGGTGAACAACCCGTCAGCCCAGTCGATAAGATGGATAGATTTTATCCCTCCTACGCTATCCTTGCAGTCTAAAGTGAACCCTGTAGTTAATGCACAACTCATGTCGTTTGCTTTTTAAGGGTTAGACTTATGCAAGGGTAAACTCAACCAACTGCTCAGGGAATGCTATTTGAACACCGTACTTCATTGTAGCACGGAAACGAACTTCATCATTGTCCTGAGAATACCAGAATCTGTATTCCTCCTCTTCGTTTGCAAGGTCAGTACCTACAAAGAAGTTAGACAAGCGACCTGCAAACATTCTGTCAGTTCCGTCAAGACCACCAACAGCAATCATTTTCAAGTTAGTCGCTGGGATCATCATCTCCATTCCTTCGCTGTCAGCAGCGTAGTGGAACAAGTTAGATGCACGAAGAGCAGTGCTGTACTTCTTGAAGGTGTCGATACCTACGAACACAACCAAGTCATCAGCGTCAGCGATGTCAGCAGGAAGTGCATTGTACATATCATCAACCAAAGCCTCTACATTAGATGTAGTGATAGCAGTTGCAGATGTAGTGTTTCCGTCAACAGTTGAAGCAGAAGCAGCGTCAATGATCTTGTTGAAACCGTCAAAACGGTTAGTGTTTGGGTTAGTGTTAGACGTTGCAGTGTCACCTTGCCACATTGCTACCTCTAATAATTTAGCGATACGAGTTGCTTTGTCGTTTCCGATTTGCTCCTCAAAAGGAACAGCCTCAGGAGAACCAGCAGCAATTTGAGTCTGCATCCACTTAGCCTCTAAAGTCTTAGGACATAAAGTCTCTTCAACTTTAATCTTTCCAACAGTGATGTTGCGCTGAGTGAAGGTAGTGTTTCCAGATGCAGTGTAGCCGCAGCCGTCTGCTTGGAAATATACATCTCCAGTTAAAATGTTAAGTGCTTCAGCAGATTTTACACCTACCTGCACCTGTCCAGCCGCTTGTAATACAGCAGCAGTCTTTGAGCCAAATAGACTCTTCAACACTAAGTCAGTGCTTTGCTGATTAGTGTAATCGGTTAATCCAGTTACGTTGAATGCCATGATTTTATTTGTTTTTTAGTTGTTTTGCGATGTTTGCGATGTTAGCGAAACGCTCCTCTTTCTTGGATAATTTCGCTGGTTCTTTTGTTGGCTCTTCAGATGGAAGGTCTGCAACCTTCTCAACTAAGTCAACAGTTTTACCGAAGGCTTCTTTCATAGAAGAAAATGCCTCTTCGTTGTTAGTTAGTTTCTCCTCTAAAGAATTAAGTTTTTCAACTGCCTCCTCAAAGCGAGATACTAAAGAATTGAAAGCCTCAAGAGATGCAAATTCAGCAGGAACATCTTCAGACATTTCCTCCTCTTCTTTTGCTTCAACCTCTGGCTCTACGATTTCAGTCACAACGCCCTCCTCAGTAGTCACAAGCATTCCGCCCGTTACTTCATGAGTTGCGTCTGGTGCTGGGATAAGACCCTCACCAGTTTGAACAAAGATGGATGTGCCGACAGCAAGTTCACCCTCCCACTCGATGATAGTGCCATCAGTGAGTTCGGCTGTTGCCATTGCTACCTCCTTCTTCTCTTCGTCACCAAACAATAGGTGACGGATTTCGGATAGTACTTCTTTACTGTTCATTTTATTATAAATATTAGATTTGTTTTTTTGGCTCAATTTTCTCTGTCCCACTTGGCTACTGCCTCCTTGATACGGTTCAACATCACCTCATCAGGGTCTTCCTCAAAGTCAAAGAATCCCTCAACAGAGAACCCTTTGAACTCTCCTGCTTTTACCCTTGCCCAGATGTCATCATCGTTCACTATATAAGATAAGAACCAAGAACCATCTGCAACCTCGTCATAACCTTTAGGTGGATATTTGCCCTGCTCTCTGTCTACTATAAAAGACTCAAGCAATGACAACCCAGCAGTCGGGTCTTCATGGTGTATATTGACAGAATCATATCGGTCAGTCTTAGCCCATTTCTTTGCTATCTGCCAGATGCTCTCCTTGTCAAAAACTACATAGTATTCTCCTCTGTGCTGGTCATACCTATATATAGGTTTGTCTGCTATCATAGCAGCACCTGTGATGATTCTCTTCTCCTCGTCTTGAATGGCGAATCCTACCTTGTGGCTGTGCATTTTGGACTCAGTCCTATTATGTGCTTCTTCCGCACTACAAGGCATCCAACGCTCACCCATCTTATGTGAACCTGTACACCCAATTTTCTCAGCATACGCCTCAGCCTCTTCTTTGGTGTCAAATAGTGGCAAGTCTTCAGTCACATATTCTGGTAATTCAGCCACATCTACATCATACTTCTTGCGCTTTCTCTTGGACTTTCTAAGTTCTAACTGCTCAAGTTTATTCTCTGACCAGCGTAGCATCTCATCACCGCCCCATAGTAGATAGGAAATAGTACCGCAGGATTTAGTGTCCTTAGGGTCATAGTATTCCTTCGCTCTTGATAGGTATGAATAAACCCTCTTGACCGTTTCAAGACTGATATTTTCACCCTTAGACAACTGGGCTGCACGATTTTTCCCTACAAGGGTTGCACACATATTGTCAACTGCTTCATTGAGTCTCATGCCCCTCTGAGCGTTTTGACTTGCTGCCTTTGGATAATCGTTGTAAGATTCAAACTTCTGCTCGTTGAAATATTGGAAATCCTTTTCTATTGCAGGATTAGTTACGAGAGACACAAACTCAACGCCTGTGTCGTCGTCTTCATTTATCACTAACTTGTAGATAGGTAGTTCCATTTGTTTATAATTATCATTATTCATATTCTGGCTTTATTTTACGATTGAGACATCCTCTGTCACCCTTACCTTTTCCTGTGTGTTGCTTATATCATACTCAGTCACATAGATTCTCTGTTGACCTGTGAACTCCTCTGTTCTTGGTAATCGTACCGCTGGAGCATTGAGTGACCCTGTGAACCCTCCTCCTGTTGTTGGAGCAGAGCCACTCGCAGCCCCTGACACATTCTCACTCTTCAAAATATCAATGGCTCTCTTGGAATTGGTGGCGATAGTGGTTGCAAGTGCTATGTATTTAGCAATACCTGCCAATCCTCCAGATGCAACGTTGTCAGGTGTTGGGCTGTTCGCATTTGCTAAAGCCCCAGACAATGCTCTTGCCGTGTCTGCTGCAATCTGAGCAAGTGCAACCGCTTTACCTGCTGCTGTCTGTTCTCCCAATAAAGAAACAACAGCGTTTCCTAAGTCTTGGCTCAGATAGTAGAGTTGTTCTTTTGCTAATGCTT